TCCTCGCCGCGGCATGGCGAAGCGTGGTCCTTCGTAAGGAACGAGCTTGAGATATGTGATCGGAGAAAGGGAACTGTTGCGAGGCTTTGACAGGCTCGCTCGCGACCAGATCCCTTTTGCTGCATCTCTCGCAATCAACAGCACACTCAAGGACATGAAGTCTGCAGCAGACAGGCGAATATCTTCTGCATTTCAGAGGAAGAACATATTTACCCTAAGGGCGATAGGGGTCAGTACCTCAAGCAAGAGGTCTCTCGCTGGGTGGATAGGGGTCAAACCAATCCAGGAGAAATACCTGAAGTCTGAAGAGTTCGGCGGAATCAGGAGCAGGAAGCCTTACGAGAGGAGGTTCATCTCTGGAGGTGTTATGGGTGCAGATGAATATGCTGTGCCAGCCAAAGGAGTCAGACCCACACCTGCTCTCATCAATAGCATAATGGGTGCAGGGGCCAAATCCCCGACCAAAGGCAAGAGGCAAAGCCGAAAGGTCTTCTATGTCACTGACGGCGACCAGAACGAAGGTGTGCCATCAGCTATATGGCAGAGGGTAGGGGGCAGGGACGTCCCATTATTCTGGATCACCAAGGACAAGCCAAACTACAGGCCTGCGTTTGGGTTCATCCCTCTGATGCGCTCAACCTTCAAGGCGAGAATGCCGATCAATCTCCGAATGGCTGCTGCGCAGGCGATGCGCACGTCCTCGCGCTTTTGATTTTGTCTTTCATGTTCATGACTATTTCTTCTGTGTTCGAGACGGATCGCACAGTATATCTCGGGGTCTTTGGGTCCTTCCATAGCAAATACTATGAGGGTATATTCGAACCGCATAGTTTTTGCAGATGCAAATTATCTAAAGGGCCTCCCCGCAGATAAAGGCCGGATCACAAAGAGGCACATGGCATACGTCGCGCAACTGTGGACCTTGAATGGTCTTGCAACAGAGCTCGGAAGAGATCGCCGCGCAATCGGAAAAGCCCTGATGGGGGTGGTTCCGGCGAACGAGGGATCGGGTCAGAATCGTTGGCTGATGAAGACAGTCGTGGATGCGATCTACGAGAAGCCTGGAGACGCACTTGAACTAACTGAGGAAAGAGCTCGGCTCGCCAAAGAGCAAGCTGACAAGACAGCCCTCGACAATGCTCAGCGCCGGGGAGAACTTCTTGAGGTCGGGGTTGTCGAAGCTGAGGTCACCTCTGCTTTTGCTCGCGTCAGGTCTCGCCTTTTAGCGATCCCCTCGAAGACAGCCCCTTTGGTTTCGCAAGTCGAGACTCCGGCAGAGGCTGAGGCGATCATCAGGTCTGCGGTGATTGAAGCGTTAAGAGAGCTATCCGAGACAGATGTCACAAGCCCTGCAGAAGATGACGAGGAGTTGGTGGAAGGCTCTAACTCCTCCGCCGAACCTCTCGATAAGTCAGTGGGCGGACGCAGAAAGAAGGCTCTCACCTGAATCTAGTGCTGAGCCTGGTCGATGGGATACCTCCCGCGCCGAGTATCAGCGAGGCATAATGGACGCAGCCAGCGACCCTGAGGTATTCTCGGTGGTCGTCATGTCTTCGGCCCAGGTCGGAAAGACCGAGGTCTTGAATAACGTCGTAGGGTATTACGTCGATCAGGACCCGTCTCCGATTCTGGTTCTGCAACCGACGCTTGAGATGGGGCAGACTTGGTCAAAGGACCGACTCGCTCCCATGCTGAGGGACACGCCAGCGCTGAAAGGGCGCGTAAAGGATGCAAAGTCCAGGGCCAGCGGCAACACGATGCTGCACAAGAGTTTCCCGGGTGGCCACATAACGATTGCAGGCGCCAACAGCCCTGCGTCCCTAGCCTCTCGGCCGATCCGGGTTTTGCTCGCAGACGAGGTTGACAGATACCCTGTCAGTGCGGGGACAGAAGGCGACCCTGTCACTCTGGCGAGCAAGCGCACAACGACCTTTTGGAACCGGAAGCTTCTGCTCACCAGCACTCCGACGGTGAAGGGCGAGAGCAGGATCGAGGCTGCGTACGAAGAAAGCGACAAGCGTAGGTTCTATGTCCCTTGCCCAGATTGCAAACACGAGCAGGTCCTTAAGTGGCCTCAGGTCAGGTGGTCCCAGGACGAGTTGCCGGATGGCAAGTCCAAGCACAAGCCAGAGACTGCTGAGTATGTCTGCGAAGAGTGCGGGTCTTGCTGGTCGGACTCCAAGCGTTGGAAGGCAGTCGCAAAGGGTCGTTGGAAAGCTGAGGCTCCTTTCAGAGGCATTGCTGGATTCCACCTCAGCGAGCTTTACTCACCTTGGGTCTTGCTGAGAGAGACCGTTCAGGCTTTCCTCGACGCAAAGGCTACACCGGAGCGCCTGAAGGTCTGGACGAACACAGCCCTTGGCGAGACTTGGGAAGAAAGAGGGGAAAGGGTTGAGTCTGGCAGACTTTCAGACCTTTTGGAAGTCTATGGCACAGAATCTCTCCCTGAAGAAGTGCTCTTTGCGACAGCTGGAGTTGACACTCAGGACGATCGCCTTGAGGTTGAGGTTGTCGGCTGGGGCGCCGGAGAGCGCTCTTGGGGAATTAGGTACGCAGTTCTTCACGGCGACCCAGCACAGAAAGCTGTCTGGACAGAGTTAGACGCCCTGCTGCTGGACGATTTCAGCACAGAAAGCGGAAGAACCGTCAGGATAGTCTCGGCAGCGATCGACAGCGGCGGCCACCACGCAGCCTCTGTCCACGCCTTCTGCAGAGAGAGGTTCCGACGCAGAGTTTACGCGACCAAGGGCATAGGCGGGCAAGGCAAGCCGATCTGGCCACCGCGAGCGTCCAAGTCCAGAGGCAAGGACAGGGTGTTTATGGTCGGAGTCGATACTGCCAAGGACATGGTCTATTCGCGCTGGAAGATCTCTGAAGGTGACGGAGCCTGCCGACTCCCTTCAGACCCGTCTTTGGGATATGATGAAGACTGGATGAAGCAGGCCACCTCTGAGCATAGGGTGACAAGAATAAGGCAGGGTCGCCCCTACACTCTTTGGGAGATCAAGAAAGGCTTCAGAAATGAAGCTCTCGACTGCAGGGTTTATGCAACAGCGGCTATGAAGAGCATTCCAGTTTCTTCGAGGAGAGCGGCAGAGCGAACCCACCATGAAGTGGAGCCGAAGAAGGAGGCTCTAAAAGAAGAAAATCAGATCGAGCGAGAGTCTGCGCGCCCAACGCCAAAGCCAGATGCTCGTCCTCCTGGAATGATAGGCAACCCTGCCACCATGAGACATTCGCGCCTCTTGAGCGCACCCGGCTGGCTAGACTAGGAGGCTCTGATGGCTACGGCTACGCAAGCAGAGCTTGATGCTCTTGAGTCGGCGATAAGGCGCGGCATCAGATCGGTCGAGTACAATGGCGAGTCGGTAACTTACAGGTCACTTGATGAAATGAGAGCGATCCTGAAAGAGATGAAGAGACAGATCTCTTCTTCGTCTTCGACCGGAGCCTCTTACCCGACCTTCTCCAAGGGGCTTTAATGAGCAACTCTGCAGCAACATGGCTTGACAGGATCTTGCTCGCGGCAGCTCCTTCTTTTGCGCTTTCGAGAATCCGCTCTAGAACAGCTGGGTTCGCCTTGATGAATTATGACGCTGCGACGGCAGGTCGCCGAGGTCAGTCTTGGCGTTTGTCGGCACTGGACGCCGACGGCGCAGCGTCCAAGCGCGCTCGTTTGGCTCAAGTGTCAAGGGACATGGTTCGCAACACTCCTTTCGCCACTCGCGGAAAGAATGTTATCGTTGCGAATGTGATAGGCGACGGGATCATCCCTTCAATCAAGGCGAGCTCTAAGAGGGTCAAGGATCGCGGACTTGACTTGGTCAAGTCTCATTTCGACACGATCTCAATCGACACTGATGGTCGCAACAATCTTTATGGAATCCAGAAGCTCGCCTTCGGGGCTATGGTCGAAAGCGGGGAGTGCTTTGTTCGCCGCCGCAAGAGGTTGAGCTCTGATGGGCTGCCTCTTCCTTTTCAGATCCAACTCCTCGAGTCTGATCACCTTGATACGTCCAAGGATGGTGCGATTGCAGGCACCAGGAACCGGATCCGGGAAGGAATTGAGTTTGATGCGATCGGTCGCAGGGTTGCCTATCACTTGTTCATCGACCACCCTGGCTCTTCCGTCGTTGGCAAATCTTTCCGCAACAGTCTCGTTTCTGAACGAGTTCCTGCTTCTGAAATTATTCATCTTTACAGGCAAGACCGCCCTGGTCAGATGCGCGGCGTAACTTGGATGGCGCCGATCGCCATCCGGCTTCAGGACATGACAGATTACCAAGACGCTCAGCTGATGCGCCAGAAAGTGGCAGCTTGCTTCGCGGCGTTCAGGACGACGAACGATGAGACGGTGAGCATCTCTGACCCTGACCCTTCAGAGATTTCTACCAAGCTCGCTCCTGGTTTGATCCAGCAGCTTTATCCGGGGGAAAGCATA